TTTCATTTCCAAAGTTAAGGCTTGGCAATTTAGATGCAAAAAGAGACTGGGGACATGCGGAGGATTATGTAAACGCCATGTGGCTCATGCTACAGCAGGAAAACCCAGACGACTACGTTATCGGCACGGGTGAAACGCATAGTATCCGAGAGTTTCTAGATGCTGCATTTCGCAGGATTGGTATTGATGGCTGGAGTAATTATGTTGTTGTAGATCCAAAATTTTATCGCCCAGCAGAGGTGGATTATCTTTTAGGAATACCTAAAAAAGCAGAAAAGCAGCTAGGCTGGAAAAGAAATATAACTTTTGAAAAATTAGCAGAAAGAATGGTAGATTACGATGTCGAAAAGGCGAGACTACAACGATCCTGTATACAAGGAGTTTAGACTTAAAGTCTTAAAAAGAGACAAGTTTACATGTCAAATGTGTAAAAAGAGCGGGAAGAGTGCCAGATTAAATGTTCACCACATAATTAAGTGGTCATCTGCCGCCAGCCTAAGATACGATACAGACAATGGGATAACTCTTTGTAATTACTGCCATAAGTCTGTAACTGGAAAAGAACAGCATTACGTTTCATATTTTACAGAACTATTAAGAAAGAAGAGGTAACTATGTTTGGAAATGGAGTTTTTAAAGGTGGCGATTCAGAACTAGATTATGTACCAGAAGATCCCAATAAACCAGCGGATGAAAAACCAGAAGCTGTCCCGATTCCTATCGTTTCGCCTGTTTTTGATTTTGAGTCAGATGGTAGCGTAGAAGAATTCATATCTGCTTGCAAGAGCCTAATCGAACAAGAAATTAGTTCTGGTAAAACAGTGACCCTAAAAGGATGCCCGTCTTCCGAGGTGGACGTTATCGGTTCGTCATTCAGAGGGCAGCACTACAAGCCTGTATATGTTGACGGTGATCTTAGGTACCCTAGATGAAAAAAAATATACCTAAATATAAAGTAATCAAGGATACAAGAGAGCAAGACGGATGGTTTTTTTCTCCTTACGATAAGTGCTCTGGTATGGAGGTATCTACTCTTCATACCGGAGATTATACTATGGAAGGTTTTGAAGATGTAGTATGCATAGAGAGAAAGGCTTCTGTGTCCGAGATCGCTATGAATTTAGGAAAAAAGAAAGACGCTTTCTATAGAGAGATAGAAAGGATGCGAGATTTTCATTTTAGATATCTTCTTCTCGAATTCTCCGCTTCCGATATTTTAAATTATCCTATGAGTCTATTGTCAGAAGATGACAAAGCGATATACGAAGCTTATCAGTCCGGTGAGTGCGAGCTGCCAGATTTTAAAAGGTTTAAGGTAGTAGAACAAACTAAGATAAGTGGAAGATATTTACTTAAAGCACTTATGGAAATATCAATACGCTACGATGTAAATGTTATGTTTTGTGATAATAAGCATAACGCATTTATGATCTGTAACAGCATATTTAAGAGACTGAATGAGCTTTTTCACAAGGAAGAATAATGTCTAACACTAGAGATACCATTGGGGAAATCCATAATTATGGAATTGATGTAAAAAATAGAGAGATATACATCAATGAATATGATGACTCCGGTGAGACTGGTGGTGTAGACCATAGGATGTTTCAAAACTTTATCAAGAATATAAATTTTCTAAAACTACAGAGCAAAGAACCAATAACCATTCATATGCAAACTGTGGGTGGTTGTTGGTATTCAGGAATGGGCATATATGACGCTATTATAAATTCACGATGCAAAACAACCTTCATTGGTTATGGGCAATTATGTTCTATGGGTACTGTTATTATCCAGTCTGCAACGAAGAGATTGATAACTACTAATTCTGCCTTTATGGTTCATTGGGGCAGTAGCGAAATTAGTGGACATTACCTAAGCTCGCAAAACCTTGCCGCTTTTGAAAAGCTGGCGGGCCAACAAATGATAGATATCTATGCGGAAAAATGTCACAAGACTGGAAAATTCTTTATAGAGTCTGAATATTCACTATCGAAAACTAAGGCGTATATAAAGAGAAAACTAAACAATGGTGATTGGTATATGTCTGCTGAAGAGGCGCTATACTATGGATTTGTAGACGGAATATATAATGGATAAATCTCAACAATACGTAAAACAATTAGAAGATGCTTGGCTAGGGATAGATGTAGACGAATCTTCATTATTCAATCCTATGGATTTTGTAATGCAGGACTCAGATAATGAAGCTTTGATAAAAAGACTGTCATGGCTAATGATGCGACCAGAATATTTTTCGTTTGCCTGTAAGTATATAATGAACATAGAACTTTCCCCGTTTCAGGGACTGCTTTTGAATGAAATGTGGAATAGAAAGTTTCCAATGCTTGTCGGTAGTCGCGGTATGGGTAAATCATTTATCCTTTCTGTATACCCCCTGTTACGCGCCTTGTTTATGCCAAGAAGAAAGATAATAATAGTTGGTGCCGCTTTTAGGCAGTCTAAGGTTTTGTTTGAGTATATGGATACAATCTGGAAAAATGCCCCAATATTGAGAGATTTATGCTCTAACAATAGCGGGCCAAGACGAGATGTTGATAGATGTGTTATGCATATAGGTCAAAGCACTATTACATGCCTACCTCTGGGCGACGGTAGCAAAATTAGAGGTCAAAGAGCTAACGATATTATTGCCGACGAATTCGCGTCTATTCCTCGTGACATTTTTGAGAATGTTGTTGCTGGTTTCGCTGCGGTTGCCTCATCCCCGATTGAAAAAGTTAAGCAGGCAGCCAAGGAAAAGAAAGCTAAAGAGCTTGGTATACCGATTTCTGATGAAAAAGAAAATGATAACCCAGTAGATATGTCAAACCAAATCATTCTTTCTGGGACAGCATATTATGATTTTAATCATTTTGCGGAATACTTTAAGAGATATCATAAAATAGTTTCTAGTGGTGGAAACATAGCAAAGCTAGAAGAAGTGTTTGGTGGAAGTGTTCCACCCGGATTTAATCATAGAAACTATTCCGTCACTAGAATACCAGTAGACAAATTACCAGAAGGATTCATGGATTCTGGTCAAATAGGACGAGCTAAGGCAACTGTTCACTCTGGAATTTATCAGATGGAATATGGTGCTGTTTTTACTACAGATAGCCAAGGATTCTTCAAAAGAAGCCTAATAGAAAACTGCACCGTGTCTCCAACAAATCCGGCATCTTTACCGTCTGGAGATATTTGCTTTGAAGCCTCTCTTAAAGGAGAACAGAATAAAAGATATGTTTTTGGTGTCGATCCGGCTTCCGAGGTTGATAACTTTAGTATAGTTGTTATGGAAGTAAATAGTGACCATAGAAGAGTTGTTCACTGTTGGACCACTACTAGAAAATCGCACAAAGAGCTTCTCAAGTCCAAGATAGTAGACGAAGACGACTTTTACTCTTATTGTGCAAAAAAGATAAGACAGCTAATGAAAGTCTTTCCTTGTGATGAAGTAGCTATGGATGCTCAGGGCGGCGGTATTGCCGTTATGGAGGCTCTTCACGACAGGGATAAAATCGGTGATGGCGAAGTTCCTATTTGGCCCGTCATAGAGGATAAGCCAAAAGATACAGACGATAATTCCGGCTTACATATATTGCGCATGTGTCAGTTTGCAAGGTATGAATGGCTAGCAGAAGCTAATCATGGGTTAAGAAAAGATTTAGAAGATAAGACTGTTTTGTTTCCATATTTTGACTCGGCTAGCCTTGGTTTAGCTCTTGAGGTTGATAAATCTTTGGGTAGAAAATACGATACGCTTGAAGACTGCGTTATGGAGATAGAAGAACTTAAAGACGAGCTTTCTATGATTGTTATGACTCAAACTGGAACCGGTAGAGAGAGGTGGGACACACCAGAAGTTAAGACCGGTGCTGGCAGAAAAAGCAGACTGAGGAAGGATAGATACTCAGCGTTAATCATGGCGAATATGTCTGCTAGAAACTTCAAAATCAAGGAAGAACTTGAAATAGTTTCTGGCGGATTCGCCGGTCAGAATTCTTCTAGATTTGATAGTGGTGGCAAGATGTTCAATGGACCTTCTTGGTTTTCAGAAAAAATCCAAGATGTATATTAATTTGTGTATAGTTGTATTAACAGTACAATTGCCAATACTATTAAAGGAAATCAAATGTCAGAAGACCTATATCTAACTTGGGATAGCGACAACCAAAGAGAACAGGTATATAGATCCACAGTAGATAACATAGAGGCTTATGATGGAATTCAGAAGTCTCAAGCTCATTATAATGGTAAAACGACCTTTTTAGATATAGAGCCTAACAGATCTGTAAGACCTTCTTTCAACAGAAGCGATTATGACACCTTTAGACCCGGAGAATCTGTAGGAACTAGACAGAAAAAACTTATTGCACAATGTATGCAGGCTTATTCTAGGGTTGGTATCATTAGGAATGTTATTGATCTAATGAGTGATTTCGCGACTCAGGGTCTTGTATTAGTGCATCCAAATAAGAGTATTGAAAGATTCTATAGAAAATGGTGGATGGAAATAAATGGTAATGATAGATCAGAAAGATTTCTCAACTACCTTTATAGAACAGGTAATGTTGTAGTAAGAAGAAGTACTGCTAAGATAAGCAAGAAGGAAGAGAAAAATCTAAAGAGTATGGCTGCCGATACTAAGGTATCAGATGTGGATTTTTCAAAAAGAGAAATTCCTTGGATGTATGATTTTATTAATCCTCTATCTGTAGATGTTAAGAATTTCAATTCTACAATTAGCAATACTCCAGAATATGTATTAAAACTATCTAACACTTCTTATAATTCTCTTCTTTCTAATTACAATGCTTCAAACAAGAAAGCTCTTCCAGACGATCTTTTAAAAAGATTAAGAAATGGGGAAAGAACTATACCTCTCCCGCCAGACAGGGTTGACTTCTATTTTTATAAAAAGGATGACTGGAATCTATGGGCAGACCCAATGATTGGCTCAATCCTTGACGACATTATTATGCTAGAAAAAATGAAGCTGGCAGATATTGCAGCTTTAGATGGTGCTATATCTAATGTTAGATTGTGGACTGTTGGCGACTTAGACCACAAGATTATACCGACTAAAAAGGTTATAAACAAACTCAGGGATATTCTTGCCAGTAATGTTGGTGGCGGAACTATGGATATGGTCTGGGGTCCAGAGCTTAAATTTACTGAGAGTCAGTCTCAGGTTTACAGATTCTTAGGCTCTGAGAAATATCAACCTGTATTGACAAGTATTTATGCTGGACTTGGTATTCCTCCAACACTTACGGGAGCTAGCTCTGGTGGTGGATATACCAATAACTATGTATCTCTAAAAACATTGATCGAGAGACTAGAGTACGGTCGAGAAGTCTTAGCTGCCTTTTGGAGAAAAGAAATCAAAATTGTTCAGAAAGCTATGGGTTTTAGATTTCCGGCAGAACTACATTTTGACTCCATTGTTTTATCTGACGAAGCTGCACAGAAGAAGCTGCTCATGGATCTTGCCGATAGAGATATTATATCTCAAGAAACACTTCTGGAAAGATTTAGAGAGATTCCTTCTATAGAAAAGGTTAGAGTAAAGAGAGAGGTTAAAGAGCGAGATACCGATAATGCTATACCTAAAAAGGCTGGACCATATCATAATCCTCAACACAAAGATGATGTAGCTAAGATCGCCCTAACAAAGGACACTATAGACGCTGAAACGTATCTTACAGGTCTTGGGCTTCCTCCTTCTACTTCTGCTCCAGAACTGGAGCCGAATAAGCCAAGCGTACCCAGTCAGGAAGAATTTTCTCCAAATATGGATAATGGAAGACCTAAATTTTCCAGAGATACAACAAAGAGAAAAGAAAAAAGGGTTCTACCTAAAAGTTCTGACACCACTCTGGCAACTCTATGGGCGCTAAAGGCTCAAGAAGAGATATCAGAAATTCTTTCTCCGGTAGCGCTCGCGGCTTTTGATAAAAAGAATTTAAGAAGCCTGAGTAAAAACGAGACAGATCAACTAGAACATTTAAAGCTTTGTATACTTACGGGTTTAAAGCCTTTCATGCACATAGACGAGTCTGTAGTTAAATCGCTTTTGGATACCCAGATTAATCCACCAAGAGTTTTCTCTGAGATGTCTAATGCGAAAATAGAAGACTTCACATCTGTTAATAATAGGAAGCCTAATGCCTCTGAATTAAAGTATATTTACTCATCATCCTTTGCAGAGATGGTCGAATTAGAGCAATAAAATCCTATTTTTTTTAATTTTGTGTATTACTGTCTGGAGGGTAATATGAATATATACGAATATGAAAAACAAGACGGTCTAGAGTCTCTGATAAAAAATAATACGGTCAACTATTGCGCCATAGCAAAGGTCGTTGATTCTTTGCCAGAATCTGATGCTGTATGTATTGTAGACAACATTCCTGTCGGTGTAACAAAGGCGGAAAACAAAGATCAAATAGACTTATTTCATCTAAGCTCTATTCTTGTCTCTACTGGATGGAACAAGAACGACGATGTTTTTGATCCTAATGAAACTTGGGCTGCTAGAAGTACTCCAGAAGACAAGCCATTTAACTATATGCATGACGAGATGGATATAATTGGCCATATTACAGCTAATAGAGTTGTTGATTTTGACGGAAACCCTATTGACGAAAGTATAGAAAATCCTCCCAAAGAATTCAACATTATAACCAATGCGGTTATTTATAAATCTTGGAGCGATATAGAGCAAAGAGAAAGAGTTAACACTTTAATAGATGAAATCCAAGAAGGAAAGTGGTTTGTGTCTATGGAGTGTCTTTTTCCTAATTTTGATTACGCTCTTATTGATTCGCAAGGCGATACTAAAATAATTGAAAGAAGTGAGGCTTCGGCTTTTTTAACAAAGCACTTACGGGCCTACGGAGGGAGCGGACTTTACGAAGACTATAAGGTAGGAAGGCTTTTGAGAAACATTTCATTTTCTGGTAAGGGTCTAGTATCAAAGCCCGCTAATCCTCGTAGTGTCATTTTGGAAGGAAATAAATCTTTTGATGAATCTAATTCACAAATTTTAACTGTATCTTCAATTAAGGAGAAAACTATGTCAGATAGTAATGATGCCAAGGTTGCTAACTTGCAGTCTGCTTTAGATCAAGCAATTGCAGAAAACAAGCAGCTATTGGAAAAAATTGCTGCCGAAAAGGAGAATGACTACGAGGCAAAGCTTCAAGGTCTTGAAACTGTTTTGGCAGAAAAGAATGAAGAGATCTCTCGTATCAGTGATGAGAAAGAGTCTCTAGCTTCGTCTCTTAAAGAAGCCAATGAACTTTCTGAAGCAATGAAGAAAGAAATGGAAGAAAAAGAAGAAGCTATGAAAGAGATGAAGAAGAAGGCAATGCGTATGCAGAGAAAGGCACAGCTTGAAGAAGCTGGTCTTGATTCTGATGCCGCTACTGCCGCTGTAGAATCTTTCGATGGTATCGACGATGCTGCTTTTGATGCTGTAGTAGCTCTTTATGCTGCTAAACGGCCAGAAGTAAAAAAAGATACCCAAGAAGCAGAAGCACAAGTAGAAAGCGAAGACCTAGAAGTTGATTCCGCTGAAGCTAGCGAGGAAGTTCTTGAAACAGCTGAAACTGTTGAAGAGAGCGT